CTCTGTCTTCCTTATCAGCGATGAAGAAGATTGTATCTCCTGGCTGAAGTCCTGCAAGGTCTTTGATTTCTCCCTTGTGGTATAGCACCAGTTTCCAGAGGGGTTTCGCTTTACTTCATAGCTGCCGCCAGTTTCTTCACCAGTTCCACACCATACTCATAATCGAGCAGGTACTGCATGGTCTTGTCGCTGAGTCCTACCGCCTGCTGCACCTTGATGATCGCCGCCTGCGTTTCGGCGTCAGTCACCGGCTCTGCCGGCTTGGCGGTCGAAGTGTCATACTTAATGCCGAGCGTATCAAGGATACCCTTGGCGTATGCGATGCCGAACGCCTGCTGCTTTGCCTTGGTGCCCGCCTGTGCTGCATCAGCCTTGGTGTCAACGAATACACCCTCGCAGATTACTGCCGGACACTTGGTATCGCGCACAAACGCATAATAATCGCCGCGCTGACCGCGACGGGTCTTACAGCCGCGCGAGTTCTGGCCGATCTTGACGACCTGCTTCTCGATATTCTGCGCGAGCGTCTTGCCGACGCCGCCGTTCAGGGTGTGGAACACCTCGAAACCGTCACCGCCGCCGGAGTTGTTGTGTACGTCGATAGCCAGATCAGGCGCGTAGGCATTGCACTCGCGCACCTCCTCATTGATGGGGTCCTCCTCGTCCTTGGTGCGGCTCATGCGCACCTCAACGCCGTGCGCGGTCAGATAATCACGGCACGCCAGCGCCATCGCGAGGTTTGCTTCCTTTTCGACGATATCGCCGACCGCACCGCTGTCGCTGCCGCCATGGCCGATACCGATAAATACCTTCTTGCTCATCTTGTTCTCCTCCTTCGGAGTCGTTGTCTTATTTTTACGCTTAATGCAGACTACGCTGCACACCGGTCTGCCGTCCACGCCCTCTTTTTCCGGCGCGAACAGGTAGCCGTCCGACACGCGATACATGCCGGTGCTGCCGCCTGCGTCCTGTACGAGCAGCAGCTTGACATCATAGTGATCCTGGACATACTGTGCAACCTCGTACTCCGTATGGCTTGCAGAGGTCTGCACATGGATGTATCGGCCATCTATCAGTAGGCCGCACATATTCCGGCTGCGCCGGTCAGACTTGCCGAGAGATCCGTTCACCTTGCCGTCCTTGATTGCCAGCTTCCAACCAGAAACAACATTCTCTGAGCCGAGGCTCAGCCGCTCAGCTGTACCGCCATAGCCGCACTCCTTGCCCTTGGCCTTGAGGTACTGCAAGGTTCGGCCCTTGATAACGCCGTAGCGGTCGCTGCCGCTGCCGGTCATGTTGAACAGTGCGAGGTTATACACCACGTCTGCTTTTTCTTCAGTCGCCCACTGCTTCAGGCTCTTCGCAGGCTTGGACGCAGCAGCGTAGGGTGCTGCTGCGAACCAGATATCATACTGCTTTCTGTCGTAAATGTCGCAACGAATGCTCATCGCTGTACCTCACTTTTCCAGAGGAACATTGTACGACTTGGCTCGATCCGAGTCGGTCAGGCCGCTGGTGGTCGGATCGTTCAGAGCGTTCCATACGTTCGATGCTACGAGGAACAGGCAGTACGGATTGCTGAACGCGCCGGTAATAACGCCCCACAGCCCTGCCCACGTGGTCATATCCGCAGCGGTCAGACCGCTGTACGCCAGCACGGTCGCCAGCGCGCCGGTAAGTACCTGCACCCAGAACACCGGGTTCTTCAGTCGAATTTTCCAGTTCATATAAGTACCTCTCTTTCTCAGTTCAAACCAAGCTGCTGTGCGATATAGCCGATGAAAATGCCGATGAGCGCCGTCGCGCCGTAGGCCACGATCTTGCGCCACATCGCGCCGTCGCGGTCCTCGAGCGTCTCCAGCCGCCTCCCCTGCTTCTCCTGCTCGCGCAGCATACCTTCCATACTGATCGCAAGTTTCTCGACCGATGTGGTCAGGTCGGAAATCTGCTGCACCGTATGCTCCAGCAGCTCCAACCGACGATCCTGCCGCTTGTTCTCCTCCTCAATGGGCCGCCGAAATTCCTCGTGCTCGGCGCGTGTGATGAGGTTGTCCATGTTTTACCTACTTTCTTGCGTCAAGCAATGACGCGGTTGTATTCATACTGCACTCTAACAGGGTTGATTTCTGCGTAAATGAGCGTCGTTTTCGGGTCGCTGTGCCCCAAAAGGTGCTGAATGATCGTCAGCTCCATGCCGCAGTTAAGCGCGTGCGACGCGAAGGTATGCCGCATTAGATGCGGATACAGCGGCCGCTCCATGCCGATGCGCTTGCCCAGCTTGGAAATGATCTTCTCAATTCCCCGATCGCTCAAAGGTTCGTAGGGCGCACGGCTGCTGGAGAAGAGCGCCTCTCCTCCCTTGCGGCCTTCGATGTACAGCTGCAGCATGAGCTTCGCGCGGACGGAAAAATAAACCGTTCGCTCCTTGTTGCCCTTGCCGATGACCTTGCACTTGCGGTCGCGCCAGTCGATATCGTCGACGCGCAGACCGGCGACTTCGGACACGCGGCAGCCCGAGGACACAAGGAACTCGACGAGCGCCTTCTCCTTGTAGCCCCGGCAGCCGTCGCGCACAAGCTCGAGCTGCTCGGCCGTCAGCGGGTGCCGTGACCGCAGTTTATCGATTTTCAGCGATTTGATCTTGCGCATTGGGTTCTTTCGGATCGCGTCCTCATCCGTCAGCCATTGGAAGAAGCTCCGCAGGCAGTTGATGTGCGCTTGCACGCTGTTATCCTTGAGGTGTCGCTCATCTACCAGATAGGCAATGTGCTCTCGCAAATCATCCGTCGTGATCTTCTGCACAGGCTTCTTGCACCTGCCGATAAGCACCTTGAGCCGCTCACGATAGCCCTCCAGCGTCCGGGGACGGCAGCCGTCGATGCGCTTCGCCGCCAGGAAAGCGTCAACACGCCTCGGCAGATTGCTCCGCTCATACACCTTGGCAGGCATAATCTCGTAGTCATGCAAGATTTTCGCAATCTCGCCGGCACATTCGGGCATTAAAGCGGTCAACTTTGCAATCAAATCGATTTTTGCGGTCATATAAATCAGCTCCTTTGTGCCATTATAGCACAATAGTGATAGGGCGCCTACGGCAAAGCGCCTTGGGTACAATGACAACCTAGGCACCGGAATTAACCTTAAAGAACATGTAAAATACGAATATTTAAGCTTAGATGGCTCTAAAGATTCTGAACTTAACGGTTCTGGCGGTTGTCTCATACTGCCTGGTTGGAAATCAGGCCCATGGGGAATGCAAATGCGGTTTGATATGCGGTGGAATGCCTTGTTTATACGACGTTACCGCGACGGAGCCACACTTTGGGATGATTGGGAGAGACTTGCTATCTGCGCGCCACCCGAAGTGCATGAACTGCCGTTGGCAAGTGGATTTCCAGCACAATCTTATGCCAATACCTACTACAAGACCCAAGAGGGCATTGTGCACCTGAACTTTTGCATCTTCCGAGGCGAGAGTACGGCATTTGTGGAGCGGGAAACTATTTGCACAATGCCCGAGGGGTATAGACCGTCTACTGTCATCGCTGCGGCTGTTGGCGGCGACGGCAAATCTTTCGGTAATGGACTCCCGGCCGCAGAGCTGCACATAGAGCCAGACGGCCAAATGTGGTTTTATGGTTCTGATGCACGCATTAACTGGGTTTATGGAGAAATTACCTATTTGGCTGGGTAATGGAAAACCGGACAGAGCAGCTGAATTACAGTCTTTCCAGACAGCGACGATGCATCAAAATGAAGATAGACACCGCCATCTGGATTGATGGTAACATGACAAGCTGAATGACTGTAGTCATTCGCTGTGACGTTTGCTGGCGCTATTACCGTTACTTTGGGTCGAAAACCCTCCGGTAATGTAGCAAACTGAGCGCCATCACTAGTAAGCGCCGATGTGCTGCGTAATAGCATTCCGATAGTTACCTCCTTGAACTGGTTACGAGTGTACCAGCACAGTCCTTCGCCGTATGCCTGCCAGCCGTTGGCCAGAGGCAGATCATGCACCTCAGGTGTTTCACATTTAGCTAACTGTGCCCAGTTCCTCCAGCCGTCTTGATCGCGATACTGGATCCATACGCCTTCTCCGGCGTGTACTATATAAATGATGGAGCACCATTTTTCTTCTGCTGAGCCTGCGCTGCACAAGGCAATGCCCTGCGTATAGCCTGTCAGCCCTGCTTTGTATGGAGTGTTTGCGGTATCTTCGTCGCACCAATACAGCTGGCCGATAGTGATTTTGTGCACATCCAGCGCCTTTGGGTACTGCTTCAAGGGTCGCTTTGCCGTAGGCGCCCGTGCAGCCGTTTACGCGGCTTCTACGTCCTTCGTACCGCCGAACTCTGCCGGTACCATCTCCGGCAGGCCGGAGTCGATCAGGATCTCCGCTACCTGCTTTTTGAGTGCTTTGGGCACAGCATCGAACTCCGTCTTGCCAAGGATTACTCTCTGGGCAAAAAACATAGACATCATTAAAAACATCCTTTCCAAAAACTTAATCATAGGTTTAGTTGTACACCTGCATTGCCATCTCGGCGATGCAGTCCTCTACAAAATCCGCGCGGTCACTCTGTGCGGCGATCTGCGCCTTGAGCAGCTTGTTCTCGGCCTCGAGCTCCGCGTTGCTCATCGGTGCTGGCTTGATCTCCGGCGCCGGGTGCTCCTGCTCCCAGGCGGCGATCTCGTCGGCCGCGGCGGTCTCAGCCCACTGACTGCCGTCCCAGACCGGCGAAATAAAGCCAGTGCTGCCGGCGTGTGTCCGCATAACCGGCGGCGAGGCATCGACAAGCTGCTCGCCGTCCTTTAAGGTGTAGTTCTGCACCTCCTCGACCTGCTCCGTGCCGCCATCCTCCAGCGGCTTGTCACGGATTTTTACGAGCACGTAAGTCACGTGCCTGCCCTCAGCGTCGATGACGCTGCAGTGCTTTTCATTGTTCATTTTCATCATCCTTTCTCAAATTTTAAGGACGCCTACGGCAAAGCGCCTTATAAACTACGGTACAGAGTTCGCCTCTAAAGACACAATTTTAGACGCTGTGATGGCGTGTAAGACATCTTGTAGCTTTTTCTCCTATGCAGGAAGTCGTCTTTTTGATGCCAATGACCGGCCAGAACTAGGTGCTGAGTATCAATATCTTGTGCTCATGGATGATATAAGCGGACCACGCCGCACTGTAATTGCATATAGCTATTCTGCAGGTAACGTGTTTTTACGATCGGTATGGAATAAAAAATGGCAAACAGACGATTGGTTTCCCCTCGCAACCCGTAAGTCACCAGAAGTGCATAATTTTCCTTTGGTGGACGGCTATACCGATCTCGGATGCAAATACTTTCGCACACAAGAAAATGTGGTTTCTTTTGCCGGAGAAGTAATGCGAACGAGTGGTTTTCGAGGCTTCGAACCTTTTGCAGTGCTGCCCGAAGGCTTTAGGCCGGATCATACGATCGTCGTGCCAGCGCTGCTCTATCCAAGTTTCACACCGACTACAATTATCATTAACTCTAACGGTGAAATTTGTGAAACGATAACAGCCAGTGACAAATCACTTTATATGCAGGCGACTTTTGTCGCGGGTTAATTTCGGGCAATGAAAACAAATCGAATGCCGCCAAGTGATTTTTTATTAACCGCTGCTGTAGATGCACGGTAATACAAGGAACCATCATAGTCAAGTCGATATGTAGCGACAACATTATCAGATCCTGAATCGCTACACATTCCCCATTGCGACTGCAAAACTGGCCTAAATCCTTCTGGAAGTGTTGCGATGAGGGTCCACTGATCTGGGATAAAGTTGTCATTCGACTTTTCGCCGTAATCGAATACTACTGTTACTTCATTAAATGCATTTTTCCAGTATGCAGCCGTGCCAAGGCGATTGATACTATCAGCCAATGGTAGCTCGTGTATCTCTGGTGTTTCACATTTAGCTAACTGCACCCAGTTTGTCCAGCCGTCTTGATTGCGAGACTGGAACCATACGCCTTTGCCTGCGTGTACTATATAAATGATGGAGCACCATTTTTCTTCTGCTGAGCCAGCCGTGCATAAAGCTACGCCTTGCGCATAGCCTGTCAGCCCTGCCTTGTATGGAGTGTTTGCGGTATCTTCGTCGCACCAATACAGCTGGCCGATAGTGATTTTGTGCACATCCAGCGTCTTTGGGTACTGCTTCAAGGGTCGCTTTGCCATAGCCGCCCCTACGTCTTCTTCGCTGTCGGGCATTTTGATATCGGCCGCCGTCAGCGTCACATCCTCCGTCAGCGCCTTCCCGTTGATCTTTCTCGCCAGCGGAACGAACAGCTTGCCGAGAGCCGCCTTAACATTCGACCACAGCAGGCGCTTAGCCTTGCCGCCGTCCGCGCTGTCCGCGATCATTACGCCGTCATCGTCGGCCGGTGCGGCCTTGGCGGTGACCTTGGCCGGGTCGGTTGCAGCAAGAGCCTCGTCGATCTTATCCCAGTTCTCGTTTCTGGCTTCTACATTGTAGAAATCCTGCGGACTGTGCTTATTCAGTCCGTAGTTTGTCGTTTTACTCGCCATCCGGCAACACTTCCTCTCTAATTTCAAAATGCGTAAGCAAAGCCAGTTGCGCGTGCGTGAAGCACGTCAGGTCTGCGTGCTGATTGTACAGCAGCGACGTCGTGCAGACCATATTCGCAGGCACAATGTCCGCGAGCAGCTCCTCGACCGCCTGCTGATTACGCTTTGCGGTCAGCGCGACTTTGACCGTCAGTGTGTACCTGTCGCCGTTCAGTTCCAGCTTATAGCCGTCCTCGCCGCACAGCGTTGCAAGCTGCTGCCGCAGGCGGCGCACGGAAAACGGCAGCTGCGTGTTGATCCTGGTCAGCACCTTAAACCGGCGCTCGTCGAGCGTGTCGGTGTCCTGCGGCACAACGCCGAAGATCTTCTCGTACCTCTGAATGGCGTACTCCCCTGCTGTGCTTAGAAACTGCGCATCGAGCACCGCATCAGCGGCATCATGCAGACGGTCAATCTCCGGCTGCTCGGTCTCACACAGCAGCGGGAACTCGTAGGTTTTGAGCAGGATTGGCGGCAGGTAGTCCTGTAATTTCTTCCTCACGTCGCACCTCCGATACTGCCGAGCTGCGGAATTTCGTCCGCTGCCAGCTCGATGTTCTTCACACTGCCGTTGATGGTCGTGTCCTCCACGTCCACCACGCAGTCGAGCGCAAGCAAATGCGTCTCAATCTGCGAGATACGCACAACCGTCGTCGCGCTGTCCGCCCAGATCTTCGCCAGCTCGGCAAAGTACATCTTGACCGCGCTCTCCACCTGCGACTGTGCGCTCGACCACGCCCAGCCGGTCGCAAAGGTGATATTGGTTGTGATAGCAATGTCGGCATACCTCGCACCGGCGACAGTCACGGTGTGCCCGATCGGCGCAAGGCCTAAGCCTTCGCCCTGATTGCCCTCGGGGTCGATGGCGGTCTGTACCTTGCTGATAAGCTCGGTACTCGGTGCGGTGTAATCAGACGCGATAATAGTCAGCTTGACCGTGCCGCCGCCGTTCCAGACCGGATAGACCTTGACGCCGCCAACACCTGTAATAGCGTTGACCTTCTCGCGGTAGTCGGCCACGTTGCCGCCAAACGCTTCGCCGTCAATGCTGGCGTAGTATTTCTCGCGCAGCGTGTCGGTCGTGTCGCCGTCCTCGGCCGGAATGAGCACCGCTGCAATCTGGGCGGTTTCCAGACCGTTCACCGTCTGGATTGGTAGCAGCAGACCGGTGTACTTGTTGCCAACCGTACCGAGCGTTTCCGCTTCCAGCTTGTAGTGACCCGCCGATATCTTTTCTGTGATAGTGTAGTTCACCTCGTCGCAGTTGAACCGCAAACCCGCGGTCAGCTCCACACTGGACGGCGTGAACACGCCCTCTATAACAGCAGCCGTTTCGCCCTGAATAGCTACGCCGCGTTCTTTACAGCGCAACATAAGGTATTGCAGGGACGCAGTATCGACAAAGGTTTCATCCATAACAACATCAAGTTCCATGTACGCCTTTGCAAGTTCTGCGGCAGCAGGTGATAATGCGTCATAGATGATACTACCTTCCCGCTTGTCCACCGTATCCGGCACAGATTCCAACATCCGGTTCATGATATAATCAAATGTCATTTCATCGGAATACTTTCCGATCATGCCGCTTCACCTCCAAACTCAAATTCGCTTTCCACGTCGCCCTCGGTCGTGGTTACGGTAAATTTCACAAGCAGGCTGCGCTTACCCTTGGTGAATGAAAACTGCTCCACCGAGAGCACACGATCATCCACCATGAGCGCATCTTCAATCGCCTTGGCGACCTTGGCCTGCAGATACGGCGTCATGGTCTGCCCGAGCAGGGCGTTCAGCTCGATACCGTAATTCCAGCTGTAAATCGCGTACTGAAAGCGTTCGGTCTGAAGAATCAGGAAGATGGCCTGCTTCATGGCTTCCAGTCCGTCCAGCTTGCCGCCGGAACACGGGTAGCCGTCAAACCGCAGCGCGTAGGTGCGTGTAGGCTGTGTTTCAATCTCGAAATCCTGCACGAGATCGTCATTATACTCTGTCGGCAGCATTACAGCGCCCCTTTCTTGTCGAATATCAGGTACTTTTGTCCGCCCTCATTGCGGAACAGGATGAGCACATCGCCCACCTTGAACGAGGATGCGCTCACGCCGCTCTTCACGATGAAAAACTCCTTGGTGAGTACAAGTTTCTGGTCGATCTGCACACGGAACGGGGAGAGTGCAATCACCTTGCCGAAGCAGATTGTCATCGGCAAAGCGGCTTGACGCTCATTCGCGGCAATCTGCTTTAACGTGTTGATAAAACGCTGCATATCAGACACTAAACTCACCTCGAATTCCGCTCAAATACAGATCCATCGTGTACAGGCCATTGCTGAACGTGTGCTTAGCCTTCTCCACACACATATAGTTCTTGATGTTGATGTCACCCAGGCCCATGCCGACGCAGACCGAAGTACCGGCTCTGGCTCTCACGTCGCCGAAAACCTTCTGCATGGTCAGTTCGCGGTGAATAACGTTGTAGTATTTCATCAGCGCCTTTGCCTTGGTCTGCAAATCGGCGGTGTTGAGGGCATTGTCCAGCTTTTCATAATACTGGAGCGTGCCCCATTTACTCTGGCTGGCGGTATTGTTCATCACATGAACCTCTCTGACGCCGGTTTCGTCGTTGTCCCACGCCAGCTTGATGCGGTTGTACACGTCACTGTCGATGGACGAGGTGTAGCTGTATCCCTGCGCCGTGTCCTCGTCGATGTAGAGCGGCAGGAGCAGGCTCTCGTAGGGTTTGAGGCACAACTTGCCGAAATCGTCATACAAGACGTACACCTTGCCGGTGTTGATGATGGTCAAATCACTGGCGTTGCCGAGCATATCAAAGAGCGTCCCCTCCTCGATACGCTGCGGAATCTTGTACTTGGTGTCTGCCACCGTGCCGACCTTCAAACCGTAGTCCGCAGCCAGCATTTTCAGCACATCGGCATAGGTCTTGTTCGTGTAGCTGATGGTGTCCTTGTTCTTGAAGTAGCGTAGCTGATCGTAACAGGTTACCTTAATCAACCTGTTATCACTGCGGCTTTTCTTAAAAACGTAGCCGTAGAACACATTCGCGCCGTTAAACCGAAAACTGACCGGATTGCCCTCGTGGAAGTTGAGGGTATCGTCCTTGACCACCGTAAACGTCAGCGAGGATGCCGCGCCGCTGCGGGTGGTTTCCCACACGATGTCGCCCTCAATCATCGGCTGCTGAAGCTGACCGTTCCTGTTCTGGATGATCAGTTCCGCACCCGGCATCTGGCAGGACGGAACATCCCGCAGGATCTCCTTGCGCGTGCCCGCCGCGCCGGTGACAGACTTAACAACAACGGTCGTGATATCCTTCTTCTCTTTCTCGGTGCTCGTGTCCGAAGAGGTCGAGCCGGACGAGCCGCCCGAGCCGCCGATGACGGCTTTGCCGTACTTCTTGCCCCAACGGTTGCACTCAGCATCCGAGGACATCAAGAGGTCGAAGTGGTACACGCCGTTTTCGATTTGAATCATGCCGCCACGGTCATTGACGGTGTAGGTCACGCCGTCAAGCGCTGTACCTGTACCCTTCACTGTAACCTTAGTACCAAACGGTACGCTTGGCGGTGCAGCACAGGTATGCTTGGACGGGTCTAACTTGTTACCGAGTGCGTCAAGAAAGCCGCCCTCCATGGCGTTATTCGCGGGATAGTACGCCGTAAATAGCGCCTTAACCGTATTTGTAGCAGTGCCAGACGATTTAGAGCCGGAATACTTGGCAAGCGTATCACCCGAGGAAACGTAGTTCAGCGGATTGACGGACGAGCCGTTCTTGTGCATACCGAAATGCAGGTGACAGCCGGTCGAGCTGCCGGTTGTACCGACGGCGGCAATCTTCTGCCCGGCGGTAACCTTTGCACCCTGCTTGACGTAGAGCGCCGAGGCGTGCCCGTAAAAGCTCATCAGACCGCCGCCGTGGTCGATGCTGATGTAGTTGCCGTAGCCACCGTACCAGCCGGACTTCGTGACCGTGCCGGGGCCGAACGCGAGGATTGGTGCGCCGCTTGCCGCTGCCAGGTCAACGCCGTCGTGGAATTCCTTGCCGTGGAACGGACAGGTACGGTTGCCGTAGCCGCTCGAAATGCGCGAGTAGGATGGACACGGCCAAACATATTTACCCATGTTCTCCCCTCCTTAACCCGGCAGCTTGAGCACGGTGCCGGGGTAGATCCACCAGCCGTTACTGCTGCTCGACCTGCCGTACTTCTTGGCGGCGGCCTCAATGGCAGCCTTGTTCAGATTATAGATAGACTGCCACTTAGTACCGTTCCCCAGCTTCACCCGGGCAATGTCCCACAGCGTATCACCGGACTTGACGGTGTACGTCTTGCCTGCCGGTGCAGTCGTGGTGTCGCGCTTTTGTGTGACGGTGGCTTTCTTCGTGCCGGAACTGCTCTCGCTCTTCTTGAACTCGATAGACTTTGTGTGGTACGGCGCGTATTGCAGCAATTCAATCTTCGCCATGACATCAACGCCGTAGCTGCCTGCGTCCTCGGCAAGCTCGTAGCTTTCCAGAGATACTGTCATCGGCTGTGCGCTCATCAGCTGTTCGCCGCTGTCGTCTATGCGGATAACCGAGAACTCAAACGACTTGCAGGCGGTCTTAAGCGATTCCAGCTTGCTCATGTAATACTGCGCCGGCTGATACCCGTTCGGATAACAGGCAAACGGGTATTCCCTGTTCGGCAGGAGCGCTGAAAAGCTGATTTTCGACAGCCCCGGCGTTTTCAGGACGTTCACCTGGCCCTCGTTGATGAGGTTGATGGTCTTGTTCTGGTTCGCGATTTTGATTGTCAAAGCCGATGGCGTGACCGGAAGGCGCACACCGTCCATGTAAAACTCGTACATCAGATATGCACCCCCTCTGCACTCGTTACCAGAGCCTCGGTGACCTTGGCTTCCAGCAGATTGACTACTCCGTCCAGATCCATCTCGTTCGAGATGTTGTTGTGGTTGACCATTTCCACCTTGATCTCGGCGGTGGTGTACTTGTTGATGACCTGCCGCTCCGCAATATCGCGCAGCAGCTTGATGTCGTCCGAGGATACGCTCACATCGTCCGCAATCTGGGCGGTGTTGTCCGCGATGTTGGACAGCAAACCCGTTGCCGGATCGTCCGGCAGGTCAAGACCCAGCTTTTCAGAGATGCTGTTCTGGAGGTTTGCGCCCCAGTTGTAGCCGTTGGCGTAAGCCGTCGAATACTCGATCTTCTCCTTGTGCTTCACGTACTCCGTCCACCCGGACTGATCCTTGATCTTCTGGATTCTGTCGGTGTAGCTGTCGTAGAATGTGTCCAGACCGCTGGTGATATTGATCTTCACGCCCGGAATAAGATTGATGAGCTTCTCGATCGTCCTCACCATACCGCGGATGACGCCGACAACATACTGGCTGAGCTGCAAAAACAAAATCTCGATTGACGCAATCGGGTGCTGGAACACGTTGCCGAGGAAGTTGATAAGGTCGGCAATGACGTTGTAGACCGGCAGATAGAACATATTGTAGACAAACGCGCCTGCCATCGCAAACAGGCCGCAGATCACGCCGACGGCGCTCGTCGTTTCGTTCTTTGCCCGGTTCGTGTAGTTGATGTACGCGGCGATCACGCCGATCAGAATGATGATCGAGCCGATAATCAACACGATCGGGTTGAGCGACATCACGGCATTGAGCATCTTCTGCGCGGCTGTCAGCGCCTTCGTAGCCGCAGCACAGATCTTCGTCCAGTTGGCGGCCACCGCAAACAGCGCAAAGGCTGCCGCAGCCGCAAGCACCAGCGGGCCGATGACCTCAATATTGTTCGCCACCCAGTTGATGGCTTCGAGCAGCGGCCGCAAGGCCATGATTGCCATGTTGCTGGCCTGCGTCCAGACGTCCGACCAGGTGAGCGGAATCTCGTTGAACTTCTGGTTGGTTTCCTCCGCCGAGGACAGCAGCGCGGACTTGACAATGCTCGCCGTCAGCTCGCCCTCCTGCGCCATGCTGCGGATCTCACCGACCGATACGCCGAGGTAGTCCGCAATCGACTGAATGATGGTCGGTGCCTGCTCGAATACCGAGTTCAGCTCCTCACCGCGCAGCACGCCGGAGCCCATCGCCTGCGTGATCTGGAGCATGGCGGCGGCCTGTCCCTCGGCGGACGTGCCCGCAATCTTGAACTGCTTGTTCAGCTGCTCGACAAACGCGATCGTTTCCTGATTGCTGCTGAATGCGTCACCGGCAAGCAGGCCCATCTTTGCGACTGCATCCGCCGTAGCGTTGTACGCGCCGCGCGAACGCATAGCGGACTGGTAGATCAGCTCCTGCAGGTCGGCGGTGCTTTGCAGACCGTCGTTCATCAGGTTGAGACGGGCGGTAGTCTGCGTCAGCTCGTCCGACATACTGACGATACCGCTTACCAGCTTGGAGCCGAGGAACGCGGTGCCCAGCTTTTTGAGCGAGGCCGTCAGGTTTTCCGCCGGCGGCTGCGCCGAGGTCATGCTGCTCCGCAGCTCCTCGACTTCGCTCACGGTTCGGGTGAGTTCTTCGCGCACACCTGTCAGTTCGCTGTTAAATTGTGAATAAAGACCGGTCGGTGCAGCCTGTTCGGTCAGGCTCTGCATCCGTTCAAACCGGTCGTTGACCGCACTCAGGTTGGACGCGATACGGCTGAGCACATTACTCATGCCGTCGCGCAGCTGGACGGTGTTGGACAGTGCCATAGAACTCACCTCCCTCGTTTCGCTTTATCCAGAGCGGCCTTTTCGTCCTCGTTGTACACGACACAGGACGCCCAGATAAATGCCCGTTCTTCCTTTGGCAGACTTAAATATTCGGACGGCAGGATATGGAGCTTTTGCAGGCAGTAATGCGCTGCATACGCTTCATAATCATCAGAGCCCTCACCGTCCCGAATCAGTTTTTTGCCTGTTCCACCAGATCGAGCTTGTCACCGAAGCCGCAGATGTCGAACAGCTTTTCCGTGTAGTTCGTATACTCACCCGGCGTCAGCATGGCCGAGATCAGCTCCTCGGCGCACTTTACGCCGTAGCTGTCCTGCAATTCTGCGTCGTTGAGGTTCGGATAAACCGTGCAGGCGGCTGCCAGCTTGGCAAGGTACAGCACGTTGTCGAATTCCTGACGGAAGCTGCCGCGCTTGCCCGGCACCTGTACGCGGTACTGGCAGTCGCGGCGCAGCGTTTCGTCCTCGCGCGAGGAAATGCAGCGCACCTCCCACTCGAGCGGCTTGCCGTCCTCATCGGTGAAGCGGTCGGATACGACCAGCTTTACGTTTTCAACCTGCCTGGCGTTCTGCGCCAGAAATGCGGTAAGATTACCCATTGTACAAATTCCTCCTTATTCCATACCGGACAGCGTGTTAAATTCCTCCGGCATATCCCAGTCGTCGAACGTGCCGGAAAGCTCCTCATCGAGCAGGGTATCGCCTGCGTCGAACTTCGCCAGAATCGAGCTGTCGATCAGGCAGCCGGTGTGCGTGATGGTCTGACGGCCGGCAGACGAGGACGGGTCCTCGTTGGACACCTGAATCTCAAACGGCGTCATCCTGCCGGTCTTGCAGTAGATCAGGAACCAGCGGCGGAACACGCTCTGGTTAAAGTGCGCCGTGCCCTTCCACGAACCGGACCACCCACTTGGCTTCTTGCCCTTGCCGGTGCGGCCGAGCAGCTTTACGTCCTGAATGTCGACCTTCGCGGACGACTCAAAGCTGTACAGCTGCATCATATTGTAGCGGTTGCCGTCAAGGGTGACGTAGCACTCGGCCATCGAACCGGCTACCGCATCATTTGCTTCCATAACAGGAGCGTTCAGCATGACTTTTCCCTCCTTTATTCAACGATTACCTTCATGTAAAGCTGTTCCATCGCGGAAACCGGCTGTACATGATCCTCGACCGCAACCGACTTCTTCCTATCGCCCGGCGACACGGTGACGCTGCTGCTGTCAAAGTTCTCAATGGCGCGGATGGTCTGGAGCTGGGTGTGGTGCGCTACAATGTCGCTCCACAGGCTCACGCGGCCGGAGGCGTCGTTCTGGACTTTGCCAATGTACTTCGAGTTGAACAGGCTTGCAATGTCATTGGCGATCTGGTCGAGCACGCGCATAACCTGATTGGACGAGAAATCCGCGCTCTTTTCGTCCGTGACGGACACAAAGGTGTTGATGTCGGTCAGCACGCGCGTCTGGTCGCCGACACGGTGGAACGTGAACTCACCGGCCTTGATGGCCTTTTCAAGCTGGGTCTGCGTGTAGTTCGTGTCGATGTCGTACTCGCCGGTATAGGTCGAGTTGGTCATCGAGCGGTTGACCGCGCACGCAGATTCCGCGCCGGTCGTCCAGTACACCGCCGACGGATCATCAGCCGCACCTACCAGTCCGTTCTTGACGGAAATCACGCCCTCGTAGTCTGCCGCAGGGTAGCCATGAAGCACGCACTGGAACTTCACGCCCTGCTCGTCACGCAGGCGGCGCGTCCAGTTGGCGAACAGACCCTTGACCGTGCTGTTCTTCGTGTCGCAGCCGACCGCGTTGAAGCTGTACGGCTCGATCTTGTCGAGGAACGTCTGGTAAGCTGCATCCTGCACCGCGCCGGTCGTGCCGCCGGTGAGCAGCAGGCCTGCGTTCTCGGTCAGCGCCTCGCTGCCCTTCCAGTGCAGATAGTCGTTGTCGGAAAGGTCGGAAACTGCCTTAACTGCCTTCTGCGTGTCCACAAGGGTCGTGCCGATATAGGTCGAAACGTCGTAGACCTCGTTCGTCGATACCGTGAAGCCCTCGTTCTGCTGAATCACGATCTTCAGTTCGTTGCCGATCTTGCCCGGATACTTCGCCTCTGCGTACTTGCAGGCTGCCTTTGCACCGCCGCTGTTCAGACGGAACAGGTGCAGCGTCTTGGCATTTGCGAAGATCTCGCGCAGCGGACGCAGCTCGTCCGCCGTGTAGGCGTAGCCGGTCAGCGCCTGCGACTGCTTCTGAAACTCGCTGTTCTCGATGGTCACGACCTCGTTTTCCGGTCCCCAGTCGAGGGACAGCGGGAAAGCCGCCGTGCCGCGGTCGCCCAGGGTCGCAGAGGCACGCGCCGCCGACACAAAGTTGATGTATGCACCGGGCAGCACCTTGTTCTGTATGGTATACATACCGCCGCCTAAAGCCATTTAATTCACCTTGCCTTTCATAAAGTTATCAATGAGCGCGTCCACCTCGGAAAAGGTGTAGCGCTGATCCTTGTCGAGCAGCACGCCCAGCAGGTCGCGCCGCTCGCGGTATCTGTCGAAGGTCAGGAGCTGTGCGCCGGTAAACGCCGGTGCTCCTGCCTCGGTTTTGCGTTTAACTGCCATTTTCGTTCTCCGTTCCTACGGTGGTCTGCAAATTCTCCATCGGAATATCTTCCGGGATTTCCCGGACAAACTGCCGGTAGTCCGCGAAAAAGTGCAGCACCTCGTCTGTAATTTCCCACGAGAGATTGCTCCCGCGCAGGCTCTCCGTGCGCCGCAGCAGCAGCGTGAGCGTCTGCGCGGTCTCTCGGCACTGCTCCTGCGGACGGCCGTCCGACGGGAAGAACCGCACGTCCATGTGCTGCACGATCTCATGCAGCCCGGACGGGTACGGCGTGACGTCCGCACGAAGCTGCCGAATGGAGAAGCACGGCGCAGAGAAGCCCTGCTCGATACGTTCGGTATAGATGTCGTACTGCTCCGATGGATAGACCGTGCGCAGCTTATCGACGATTTCCTGTACTACGTTAATCATTTGCCCTCCATCATGCGGCTGAGGAATTCCTCGCTCTTGGTCTTGATAAAGTCCGGCGCTTTTTTCTGAAGGTCGAACAGGCTGTCGCGCAGCATATGCTTGCCTTCAACGAAACCGTGCGTCACGCCCTTGTGGACGATACGGTGTCCGTTCTCCACATAGGGCGCGTAAAAGACGTTATTATAAATCTCCGCACGGTAATGTTTCCCGCTGCGCCGCGCATGAGTAATAAACCAATTACGTTTCAGGTGCTCGGTTTTATACGGCGTGACCTTTTTGACGTTTTTCAGCAGACCGTTCATCATCTCATCGAGCAGGCCGGTGTAGAAAGCGTCCATCTCCGGTTCACTGGCGGCGGCCTTAATACGTTCGTTTAAGTCGCGCAGCTCGTGAAAATCGCAGCTTCCCCAGCTTGCCATTACGCTCGCTCCTCTCGGACGGCAGAAAGCTGCTGATGCGTCGGATAGACCGCGCTTTCGCCGCTGTATTTCAGCCGATAGGTCGCGCCGTACTGCTGAACCGCAATGCGGCAGCCTGCCGGAACAGCCAGATCAGGCGCACAGTAGATCGTGGCCTGATAGCTGATCTGACTGCTGTTCGCGTCCGTTTTGCTGTCCGGTGTGCCGGAAAACGACAGCGCACACGGGATATTCTCGTGCAGCACCGCGTCCGGCGTAACAACGGTTTCGCCATTCACGGTTTGCTTGCTTGTGCCGGTGACGGTCATCACGCCGTCATAGGTCTGCTCGAGCAGCGCCCGTTCCAGCTCCGGATTGCCGAGCATACTACCACCTCATCTTTCGATAGGCGTTCAGCTGCGCCTTGTAGTCGGTGAGGAAGTCGCCTGAGCCTGCCAGCGCCGCCAGCTGCTCCGCCGCCGTTGCAAAGGAAAAGGACGTATCCCCTCTGGACACGCCCTTTGCGGCAGGCTGCATATTCTCGTTCTGGAGCTGAACGCTGTTTACCAGGCCGCGCACCATCAGCACTGCGGTGTTCGTCAGGCCGTCCGGCGCCTCGGTCAGATTGCAGTAGTTACAGATCTGTTCGAGCACCAGATCGCAGGCGAACTCAAGCGTTTCCTGCGGCAGGTTCGGCAGCAGGCTTTGCGCCCGCAGCATCAGCGTTTCCCTTGTCATTTCTGCGCTTCCCCCTCGGTTTGTCCTCGGTCGGCTCGGTTTCCTCCTCGGCGGTCACGGTTTCTACGGTAAAGCCCGCACGGCCGGAGAACCAGCTTGCAAGCCACTCGTTATCCGTCTGCGCCTCACCACTGACGAACTGCACGCCGCCGATCTTGCGGTCGTACTCCTCGCTCGGTGCCTTGATCTTGTACATAGCGCTTCCCTCACTTTACCTTGAAGTTGCGCAGCACGCCGGCAGCGCGGGACTTCTTGAGCACGGTTGCCGCTACCATCTCGACATCACCGGCCTTGACCGGGCCTGCGGTAGAGAAATCCGGCAGCGTGGTGGAGATCACCTTGCCGCCCATCGGAGATACGGCGTGGAAACCGTCCAGACCCAGACGGACAGCGTACAGGTCGGTCAGACCGGTAACGGTGGTCTTGGACGAGGATGCGCCGTACTCGCGCGACGTAATCGGCACGACCGGCTTTTCCTTCTTCTCGGCGGTGTCGTAGTAATACTGCATATCCATGAACGGAATGCCGTTGTAACCGCTCATCTGACGGCCGAAAGCGTCCTCGGAGTGGGTCAGATAACCGGCACGGCGGGCGCAGGAGCGGATCTTGGTCAGCAGCGCCGCATTGCCGATGAGCATGGTCGGCACGCCGTCCAGCTCGGACAGGAACTCGTCGAGCATATCGAGCACGGTCTTGTAGTTGGTGTCGATCGCCGCCGAGGTGGACAGGTCGATCGCCTTGGATGCATCCGCGTTGAGCTCGGTGGAAGTGCCGACAAGCAGCGTGTCCAGACCGTCAAAGCCCTTGGTGCCCTTGTCGCCGTTGATGGCGGTGTAGTGGAACAGGTTGGTGGTCGCCTTGATGTGCTCCTCGAGCTGGAACTGCACCTCGCTGATCTGACCGTTCGCGGTGTTAGCGAGAACACGGTCGATCTTGAACGTACCGCCGAAGATCTTGAGGTCAACCGACTTGGTTTCGCGGTCGGCAACGGTATCGGTGTAGTCGGCGTTGATGTCGCGGAAGTCCGCGCCTGCCGGAGTCTTGAGCTGAGTGTAGCCATAGGTCAGCGTAGAGCCGCCGGTGCCGGGGGAAACCGAGTTGTCAAACGTCAGTGCGTTCAGCAGCATGGAGCCGCGGCGGAACTGGTCGATAACCTGCTGGTCCACATGGTTTGCCATGCCGACCTTTGCCTGTGCGAGAGTGATAGGCATTTTTCATTCCTTCTTTCTGTTAGCCGTTGGTGTTGTATGCTTCTGCGAGAGCGGAACCGAGGTCGTTTACCGTGTTCGGATTGCCGCCGGACTGCGGATTGTAGCCGCCGCCCTGACCGCCGTTCGGGTTTCCGCCCTTGTCGCCCTGCTTGCCGGACTGACCTGCGCCGTCTTCTTCGAACAGCCATGCCTTGTCCTTTTTCAGACTTTCCACCTGCGCGTCAAGGCCGGTGATCTTGCCGTCCGCGCCGATCTTGATGTCGTCCATCGAGAGCGCCGCGCGGGTCAGCTGCGGATCGCGTGCGTGGGCACGGGTCAGCGCAAGGTCGATCGCCGCATCGCGGCGGATGTTCGCGGTGTCGGTATCGTACTTGGTCTGGAGGGTCTTGAGGTCGTCCTCCAGCTTCTTCGGGTCCTTGCCGTCCCACGCCTTGGCGGCCTCACGCAGGTCCTTGATGGTGTTGTTCGCCGTGGTCAGCTCCTGCGCCTTGGTGTCCAGGTCGGCCTTGGGAACGTAAGCGCCGCCTGCGGCGTTCACGACCTCAAACTTTGCGTCCTTTGCGGCCTGCTGAAACTGCTCCCACGTCAGTGCGCCCTTTTCAAACAGGCTTTTGAGAAATTCCATTGTTTTTTGCTCCTTTCCGTAAAATGGGTATGAAAAAACCACCTTGACGGTTGTCTTGGTGGTTAGTTCTTCGGTTGTACGACAAAGGCGCCTCGTTTCCGAAGCGCCCTTATCGGGATCTCTGGTATTTTGGTGGGTGTGCCCCTTCCCACATTTCTTTTGACCCAAACAGAAATACACAATACTGATAGCATAGTATTAAATTTCCGCTTAGGTGTGTAGCAGCACAATCTCTACTTCAAAATACCGTTTATCTGTATGATTATTATAACAGATTTATTCCTTGCTGTAAAGAACCTCGCTTTTGTTTATGAGTTTCTTCAAATTCTTTTCTCTGATGCGATAGAACGTCATGATAGAGTTTTTCCGCCCTGTATCATCAGTATCCAGTGCAAGCCGCACAACAACATTCAAATTGGTGTCCGGCAAGCCCTTTACCATGAAAACCGTTCCGTCATGCTTACCGTCAACAAGAACGGTATCCGGCTCGAGTGCCGCAGTGGCTCCATATTTCTCGAACAGCTCCACATCTTCCGGGTGACGTTCTCGAATATGCTCCAGACGCTCGTCCATAATAATCAGCTCATCTGTTTGCAGCTTTCCAAAGCGCTTTTCCAGATACTCGGTTTTCAGTTTTCCCAACGTCCGATAAATCGGTTGCTCATTCTGCACAGCCGTGTCCCCATTCTCCGCTATCTTAGATTTTATTATAGCAGATTTTGTCGGTTCTGCAACTGGTTCGGACGTTTACTTCTCCAGTAGCTCAATGCTTTCAATTTCGGTTTCCAGCATTCCGGTCAGAACGCCGTTGTCGTCGCGCCGGATAATCAGCTCTGCAATCTCCGGTTCATTGTCCAGTGCGCCTACGACGGTGACGAATTTGCCGGCCAGCGTAATACCGTCCGTGCATTCCACCTTGAGGCGATGCGCTTTGTCATATGGGTGCTCGGTGCCGAGCAGCTTTTTCATGTGCTGAATGAGATCCATTGTTATCTCTCCAATGTACGGTCTTGATGACTAAGTCTTTGGTTGATAGTGAACGCCCGGTGCACATTCGATTGCCGGGTTTTCCTCCAGCTTATTCATATGCTCGCCCGGGATACCATCCGGAAACGCCTTGCAGCATACCCGCTTTCGGTGGATACAGGTATTGCACAGCACACCATGAACGCCAGACGGCTGCGAACAGCGTGCCAGAAACTTGTCATGATCGGACAGTTCTTCATATCGCCTGTTGCGTTCCTCGGGTGACAGCCTTTTGAAGTCCTCAAAGGTTAAATTTCTGTCAGCCATATGGTGTTGCCCTCCTTTCTGTCAACAATGAAACGCGATTCTCTCTTGAAAAGGATTTCCTTTTCGATTGCGTTGATACCACGCATATCTCTGCCGGTCTTACTCTGAATAACCAGCTGAATATCCATATCCGAGTCATATACCTCCATAGAAGTAGACGTGTATGCGTCGTATGTAACGATCGCGTCAACCTCATGCGCTGCCAGAAAAGCAGCTTTATCCGGTATCATGTCACTGGACAGAGAACGATATACCGTTCCCTCGTACACTGGAAGTTTATCCAGCGCCTTGTCAAGCCGTTTCGTCCAGCGCTGTTCCGCTTCGCTGAGCGATTCACCTCGGCGCAGCTTATCGTTTAGCGAATAGCTGGCCGCACTGACATACTTCTGCAGTGCGCTTGTTTCGCGCTTGTTCAATTCCAGTATAGCATTTTCCGGGTCGTTTTCAACATATTTCTTATGCCATTCCTCATATGTCATACCTTTCTCGACATACTCGGTCTTACCGGTCGCGGGATTTCTGGCGGCACGCTTACTGCCGATCCGGAACTCCGTTACCGGAACGGTGGTACACCGGCAGCGCGGATGCAGCGGCGGATAATTGATACCGGTTTCATGCTCTGCCAGCGGAAACTCGCGCTGATCCAGAGCGCCGCACACCGAGCAGGTCTTGAGGTCGAGCGCCGCCTCAAACCGATAGGACTGGACACCGGTTTCCCGGTATCCCTGTTCGGCAGCTTCAGCCGCCATATGGGCGCTCTCGGTGTGGATGAGCGTTGCCGCCCTGCTCTCGGACACGCCCATGCGCTTGGCAAACTCTTTCGTCATGCGGTCGAGCGAGTCGCCGCGTACCAGACCGCGCGAAAGCGTCTGCGTCAGCTCACGCAGGAGTTTGTCCTTGTCCGCCCAGATACGAGACGAAAATTCACTGCCGAGCCACGGCACGGCGAGTATCTTCTCGACCGTCTGCGGGTCAATGCGAGCGAATGTGCTTGCAACATTCATCTGCTGGCTGACGGCGTACACCGTGCGGTAGTAGGTGTCGGTGTAGCGCTCCTGCAAGTGGTCGCGCAGCACATCGCGCTGAGAACCGAACAGCTCCATCATACGCAGCTCAACCTGCGTCTGCAATGCCTGCAAGCGCGAGATACGCGACCGGAGATAAACCTCCTCCAATTCCTTGTCAAAGCCGCCGGCTCTCGCCTTATCCCGGAACTCGTCCAGCGACATCCGGAAGTCCTCCAGCTCTGCATCCTGCAGCAGCCTGCGTGCGTCTGCCATGCTGACGCTCTCGTTTGCGGCATAGCGGGCATAGAAGATCGAGATTTCCTTGTCCAGCTCGTGCAGGATACGTTCGTACTCCCGATGGAACCGCAGACACAGGTCGTCATCTTCCTGTTTCTGCTTTTCGGCGAGATCGATGGCACGCTTGCGCCAGTAGGCGCCGTTCAGCTTATCCGCTGCTGCCATCGCCTACACCGTCCTTTGGCGGAAACTGAAACTGCGGCTGCTTCTCGGCTGCTGCCTGCTGTTCCTTTTCCAACTGCTTTTGCTCGCTCTCGGCATCGTCTACCCACGGATGGTTTGCGAGGATGGTCCTATCCGAGATAATGCCGACCGACTGCTGCGCGATCTGCGCGGTTTCAAGGTCGTTCTGTACCATGTTGCGTGTCCATGTCTGGAGAATGCGTTTCGGCTGTGCGATACCCTCCAGACGGCAGATAGCACGTACCAGCTCGGCAAAGCCGCTGCGGAACTGCGTTTCCAGCATCACGGCCTTCAGCTCCAGCAGACTGTACAGGTACTTGAGCGCCACGCCGGACGAGTTGCCGAAATTCTCAGGGTTCGGGTCAACGCCCATGCCGGAAACGAAGATCTGACGGCGGGTTCTTTCGAGAAAAGCGTTCCGCGCCTCAAACGGGATCTCCGCGCGGATGGTGTCCACACCGCCGTCTCCCTCGACCTTGATGAGCTTGCTCTTTTTGAGGTCGCTCATAAACTCGGTCTTGTCCGTGCCGCCGTAGTTCTTGATGACGAAGATGACCTCCTGCACGTCCTCCATATCGTTGGCGAAGCCGGACACCACCTTGTCATAAGCGTCGATTAAATCGCGATACAGCGGCAGATCACCCATGCGGCCGGCGTTATTGTAGAACGGGATGAACGGCACCGCACCGAGGCCGTGCCGCAGCTCCTGCCCGACTTCCGGATATTCGAAGTAGGTGTAGTTGCCGGACACGCCGTTCTGACGGTAGAACCGGCAGGTCGTGTCATCCCAGTATTCGCACACCTGCACGGTCTGTCCGCTTGTCGGGTCGAGCATGGTGTAACAGCGCAGCACGCCGACGAGGTCGCTCTCCAGCGTACCGGAGAACACCGGCACGATCTGTTCCGGGTCTACGGTGTGGTAGCGGAACCTGCCGTCTGTGCCGCGCCAGTAATGCAGCCACCCGACCGAGGTGTTGCTCGCGTCAATGCCGAGCTGCATGGCCGTTGCGGTGTACTGATCTCCGAGAATCTCTGCAATCCGCTCGTTAGCGGTCTTGTTCCCCACATCGAACACCGGCGGATAGCTCAGCGCGTAGGAAACCTTCTGCGTCACGAGCAGATTATGCCACGAATGCGAAATACGGTTGTCCGCGAGGTGCAGCGGATTGCCGAGTGTCTGCTCGGTCTCTGCCTGCCGCTGCAAAACGCTGTTGTCCTGCTTGATGCGGTTGACGTTGCTGTAATAGCGCCGCGCCTCGTCCGCCTCGCGAATGAACTGCCCGTGTCCCTGCAAAAGCCGCTGAATCGTGCGGCTGTTTACTTTCACCATACGCTGACACCTCCTTTCCTGTTGAACTGCTCCGCAACGCCGGTTGTCGCGTCGGGAGCGTCATCGTGGGCGTTTTTGCCCTCTTTCTGATAATGCTGCATGGCCTTTGCGTACTCCGGCCAGCGGTCACGCCAGTTGACCGGATAATAAATATGGTCCTGTACCCATGTTGCGTTTGTGAGAATTCTTGCGACCTTGTTCTCGCTCTGGTGGAACCACTCCACACGGCAGCGGTTGGAGCCGAGCCGCCGAAGCTGCTCCTGCACGTTGCGGGCAAAGCCGCGGCCGCCGTTGTTGCTCTCGATTTTGGCGAGGTTTGCGTCGTTCGCCAGCAGCCGCCGTGCGGTTTCCGGCTCGGTCACTTCCATCGGGTCTTTGGTGTAGTAGATGTCGAGCACATAGGCCTCGTGGTTATACTCGCCGTAAATGATGCTGCAAAGATAGTCCGCGCCGGTGTCCGCCGTGTCCGTGTAGCTGCGGATATGCGTAAACAGCGGATTGCCGTGCTCGTCCCTCGGAATGTCCGTATAGGTCTTGAAGCTGCTGTACAGCCTGCCCTTGAGGTCGATCGGCTGCTGCTGGTAGTTCGCGGACGCGATTTCCTCGCTCATCGTGCGAACCTTGTCCTCGTAGTCCTCACGGGTGAGAACCGCGTCGCACAGCATCGTGCCGTCGTCCTGCAAGGCTTTCATCGTGATGAGTTCCGCATCCGGCCAGTGCTCCAGCGCACGGCCTGCGAGGTCGCCGGTCGCCCAGCGCGTCATGATGATAACGATCTTGTATCCGGTTTCGGTTCGGGACAACATCGTGTCCGTGAACCACTGCCACTGCTTGTCGAGTGCGCCCTCGTTAAACGCCTCCTCGGCCTTCTTGATCAGGTCATCGAGAATCAGCTTGCGTGCGCCGAAGCCGGTCGCCGTGCCGCCCGGAGAGGTAGCGAGGTAACTCGCGTACTGTCCCTCAAGCGCCCATTTGCCTGCGGCGGCCTCGCCGTACTTGATGCGTGTCTGCGGGAAAATGTCCGAAAACACGATGCGGCTCGGGTCAAACCGTTCCTCCGCAATGCCGTCGCGGACCGCCCGTGCGAACGTCGTGGACAGCGTTTCGTTGTAGCTGCCGGTCATGATCTGCTCGGACGGATCGCGGCCAAACAGCCACTGGCTCAGCAGCACCGCCGTGCGGCTCTTGCCGTGTCGCGGCGGCATATTGACCACAAGTACCTTGCGATCGCTCTCGCAGAACGCCTGTAAGCGCTGACACAGCGTTTTGAGGTACGGCCTGTCCTCGCGGTAGAAGTCCGGCGCCATCAGCTTGCAGAACGCCCAGAAGTCGCGCCGCGCAAGCTCAAGGCGAGCCGCCCTGCGAATGTGAGGGTCAACCATCGTCAGCCAGCTTCCGCAGCTCCTCGGTGGTCAGACCTGCAAGCGGGTTTTCCACCTCGAGAGTGCCGGAGTGCTCGATTTTCTGCACAAACGCGCCCGCCGCCTTGGCTCTCAGCTCTGAGGCCTTGAGCCGGTCCTTGGTTTCCTCGCCCTTGTCACGCATGACGTTCGTCCAGAAGGCGTTGATCTCCTCCATGTCGGCAATTCGCGGCGTTTCAAGGATTTTATCCCGCTCCGCCATGTATACAGCAAGTTTCCGCAGGTTTCATTGCTCATATTGGCAAGATCGGAACCTACAAGTCCTGCCGTTGCAAGCGCAAGTGCATCAAGGTCTACGGT